GTCACCAGAACAGCCAGCCAGCGAGTACGCAGCCAAAGGCAGCGCGCAGCATGCGCTGATCGAGCACCTGCTGCTGGACGGGGGCGAGCCTGCCGAATTTATCGGCGCGGTATTTGCCGGCGTGGAAATCGACGAGAGCATGGCCGACGACGTTGCCATCGCGTTGCGCGCGGCAGAAGAAATGCTGGAGGAGTACAACGGCGAGCAGCTCGTCGAGCAGCGGCTGGTGATCGTGCCCGACGCGATATTTGGCACCGGAGATGTTATCGCCACGACGCGCGACGGCGCGCGGGCCTTGATTGCCGACCACAAGTTTGGTTACGTCGGCGTTGACGCGAGCAGTCCGCAGTTGAAGTTTCTTGCGGCGGCATTTCTGGTCGATCCGGCCACGGCAGATATCAGCAAGGACGTCGAGGAGTTCGAGCTGGCTATCATCCAGCCCGCGTTCGAGCCCGCAGTCACCAAGACCACGGCGACGCGCGCCGAAATCGAAGTATTCCTGCGCAGCATCAGGCTGGCGCATACGGCGGCCAAGGCGCCCGGAGCGGAAACGCGGATGGGCGACTGGTGCAAGTGGTGCCGCGCCAAGGCGATCTGCCCCGCGCAGATGAAGCTCTACTCGGACTTGGTCGACGTCAGGATACACCCCGACTGGTCGCTGCAGGCGCTGGGCGAGATGCTGGAGAAGAGCAAGCAGGTCGAGAGCCTGATCGAGAGCGTCAAGGATCGCGTCAAGCACGAGCTGGCAAACGGCCGCACCGTGCCGGGGTGGCGGCTGAAGGCGGGCGCGACGCGCCTGACGTGGGCGCTGCCGCCCAAGGAAACCATCGCATCGCTCCGGGGCCTCGGCCTGAAGGGCGACAAGGCGATACAGCCAATTACGCCAGCCGCCGCCAAGAAGGCGTTGAAGCTGGAGGAACTTCCCGACGATCTCGTCGTGAAGGGCACGAGCGCGCCATCGCTCGCTCGTGATGTCGACGCGGCAGACGCTGTCCTGCCCGCGGCGGCCTTTGCAAGGGCAGCAGCACTAGTAAAAGGAAACAGGTAACATGAGCAACGAAATCAGTCTCTTCGCGAAGGGCGGCCTGCCGCCCGTGGACATGAACGCCTACAAGCAGTCGCTGAAGGCGATGGCGTCGGCCAGCAAGGCATCTCAGGGCGGCCTGCCGTTCCTGCGGCTGCTGCGCGACGGCCTGTGGGTCTACGGCGCCGACAACACCGAAGTCGAGGAAGGCAGCCTGTGGGCTGTCAACTCGTTCTCGATGTCCATCGGCTGGATCGCGTGGGGCAACGAGGGCAGCAAGGAAGAGGGCACGGTTCTGGGCGAGATGTTGGCGCGCGCCGACGAGCTTCCCGTCTCGCGCTCCGCTCTGCCGGACGTCGGTGCCGAGTGGACGCCGTGCGTCTCGTTCGACCTGATGTGCGCGACGGGCGAGGACAAGGGGACGCTGGTCCGCTTCAAGTCCAACTCAGTCGGCGGCCGTCGCGCGTTCAGCGACTTGCTGCAGCTCGTTTCTGCGGCAATGGACGACGGGGCGGGCAAGTGCATCCCGATTGTTAAGCTGGATGCCGACAGCTACCCGCACAAGAAGTACGGCAAGATTTACACGCCGCTCTTCGACATCAAGAAGTGGGTGATGCCGGATGCGTCCGATCTGGGAACTGCCCCTGCGGAGGCTGTTGAGGAGCAGCCCGCCGCCGCCGCCGAAAGCACGGTTCGCCGTCGCCGCCAGCGGTAGTCGTCAGGGGAACGGGGGCGGCCTCGTGCCGCCCCCGCTTTCATGGAGAATGGTATGGGATTGATTTGTTCTGTCGACTACGAAACGTCGTCGCCGCGCGACCTTACCAAAATCGGTGCCTACAAGTACGCCAAGAGCGCCAAGATCATGTGCGCCGGCTACGCGATATACGAGGAGAACACGTTCGAGCCCGCGATGGTCAAGCCGTGGCGCGCGTGGGCGAGCGAGCCCATGCCCCCCGACTTGCTGGCAGCGTTGACCGATCCAGACGTCAGGCTGTTCGCTTGGAACGCCCAGTTCGAGCGTTTAATCACGCAACACGCTGCGGGCATTGCCGTGCCGCTGGAGAAGTGGCACTGCACCGCCGCGCGCGCCCGCGCCTCGGCCTATCCCGGCAAGCTCGACCTGTGCGCCAAGGCGCTGGGCATCCCGCAGAAGAAGGATTTGGCGGGCGGCAAGTTGATGAAGAAGCTGTCGTCGGAAGGCAGTGGCACACCGGAAGAGTACGAGCGTGTGCTTGAGTACTGCATGCAGGATGTCGTCGTCGAGGCGACCATCGGCATGGTCGTGCGCGACCTGACGCCCGACGAGTGGCAGGACTACTGGGTCTGCGAGCGCATGAACGACCGCGGCATTCCCGTCGACATCGAACTGGCGCGCGCCGCGCAAAGCTATGCGCAGGTCGAGGCGGCGGAAATCGCGGCCGAATTGAAGAAAGTCACCAAGGGCGCGGTGACGAGCGCCAAGGAGTTCAAGCGGATCAAGGCGTGGCTCCTTGAACAGGCACCGGACCTCGTGGCCCTGCTGACCGGCGAAGACGGCAAAGTCTCGCTTGACAAGTCGGCGCGCATCACGGCGCTCGAAAGTGGGCTGCCCCTGCGTATCGAGGTCGAGGACTTGCTGCACCTGATCGACGACGCGGGCCGCGCCAGCACGGCCAAGTACGCCGCGATAGAGAACAGGACCGACGAAGACGGGCGGCTGCGAGGCGCGTATCTGTTCAACGGAGCCGGGCAGACAGGCCGTTTTTCCGCAATGGGATTTCAGCCCCACAATTTGGTGCGCGACAAGCTAGAAAACGCGAACAGGGTGATTTCAGCCGTGCTCGATGGTTCGACGGCGAACGAAGTCAAGGCGCTGTCCGGGGTGAACATCCTGACGACGCTGGCGCGCCTGCTGCGTCCGACCATCGTCGCGGAGAACGGCAACGTCTTGGTTTGGGCCGACTACGCCGCCGTCGAGGCGCGCGCGCTGCCGTGGCTGGCCGACAACGTCGCCGCCAAGGGACTGCTCGATCTTTTCCGCAAGGGCGAGGATGTCTACAAATACACCGCCTCGGATATCTACCGGGTGCCGGTGGATCGCGTGGATAAAGAGCAGCGCCAGATGGGCAAGATTGCAGTGCTTGCGCTGGGATACCAAGGAGGAAAGAACGCCTTCCGCAAGATGGCGCGCGCCTACGGGCTGAAGATCGACGACGACACCGCCGAGAAGATCAAGCTTTCGTGGCGTCACGTAAACCCGTGGGCGAAGAAATTCTGGTCCGACCTCGAAGCGGCGGCTATTTGCGCCGTGCGCAAGGCAGGCACGATCCATGCGGCGGGGCGCGTCAAGTACATGTTCCACGGCGACATGCTGTATGCGCTGCTCCCCTGCGGGCGCCTGATCGCGTACCCCGAACCGCGCCTCGACGCGGTCGACGGAAAATTCGGGCCACAGATGCAGCTCACTGCCCTGAAGGCGTCGCTGCACCCCAAGAAAGGCGAGACTGCGTGGCCCCGCGTTGCGCTTTATGGGGGCTTATTGGCCGAGAATTGCACCCAAGCCTTCTGCGCTTCGCTGCTGCGTTCGGCCGCGCGCAGGCTCGACGATGCGGGCTGGCCTGTCGTCATGCACACGCACGACGAGATGCTGGTCGAGGTTGCCGAGGATGAAGTCGACGACGCCAAGATCGCGTTGCAGGCCGCCATGCTTCTCAACCAGTGGCCCGAGTTACCGCTTGCTGCGGAGCCGCAACACGGATACAGTTACGACAAGTAAGAGGTCGACATGGAATTGGATAATTTTATAGCCCGCGTTTTTGGCGACGTGCCCGACGACGAGATCGTCGGCATCGTCCAGCGCGGCAAGGACAACTTCGGTTGGCTGGTGATACCCTACAAGAAGAGCCGCACCAAGCTGCGCCCCGACGCCGCCAGTTACTACTGCATCTCGACGTTGAAGAAGCCAGAGCCGGGCGAGCCGCTGCGTCGGCTGATGCCGAACATGGCCAAGACCTACGGCCTTGTCTGCGATGACGTCGGCACGAAGATACTGGCCAGTAAATTCGAGGGCAAATTCCTGCCGCACTACGTCATGGAGACGAGCAGCGGCAATTTCCAGTATCACTACAATGTGCGGATGGCGCCCGAGCAGGGGCAAGTCCTGATCGAGGCCCTGATCGAGGCGGGCTACTCCGACCCCGGCGCCCGCGACGTCCACCGCCTCGTGCGCCTGCCGGGTTCGCTGAACTACAAGTACGATCCGCCCTTCGTGTCTCGTCTCGTCGAAGAGAATTGGGACATGCCGCCCTACACGTTCGAGGAGATGGTTGCGGATTTCGGGCTGACGCCGCGCGAGCCGACGTTACTGCGGCTTACCAAGCGCGCATGGAGCGGCGATACCGGCGGCGACGTCATCCTGAAGTGGCTGACCGAGAAGGGCATGGTTCTCTCGGAGCCGAACGACGACGGCTGGCTGTTCATCGAGTGCCCGTGGGCCGCCGAACACAGCGACGGCCGTTCTGATGCCAAGTATCAGATCGGCAACGGCTCAACCGGCACGGTGCATTGCTTCCACGGCGGGTGCCAGCACCGGACGCAGCAGGATTTCCGGCTCTGGTGCGCCGAGAACGGAGCGCCCGACTTCGAGGACGAGGCAGCGAAACAGGTAAGCGCCCTAGGGCAGAGACTTGCCGCGGTACCGAAAGGAGTTTTCGCCCCGCCGGGCCCTATGCCAACCCCGCCGCAAGGGGCCGCTGCGGGGGATATCCTCACCGGGCTGGTCCTGAAATACGCGGGGGCCCTGCCGCGCGAGGCTCTTCCAAGTCTTGAGAAGACAGGCAAGGGGGCCATAAAAGACGTGCAGAAGCCGGTTGCCGAGAACGTGCAGTGCATCATCGAAAGATGCGCCTTCGGCGTACTGCGCAACCATCTCAGCGGCGAAGTCGAGCTGACGCACGAGGACAAGGCGCTGGACGCCATACAGCTCCCCGAGGAGCGGGCGACATTGACCCGCGAGCTTATGATTTCGTTGGGGCAGCGGCTGGGCATATCCCTGCGCCCGACCCTGTCGGAATTGTTGCACGCCTTGGCGGGCAACAAGGGATATCACCCGCTGCTGGATTGGGTGATGGGGACGCCGTGGGACGGCAGCGACCGCCTGCGGGCCATGCTTGACACCGTTGAAACGCCAAACCCCATATGGAGGGACATAGCTATGAAAAGATGGTTTATTCAGTGCATCGCCGCGTGGACAAACTGGACGCGCAAAACGCCCGTCAGCATTCCGCATGTCTGGGTGCTGGCCGGGCCGCAGGGTTGCGGCAAGACTTCCCTGATCGGGTCGCTGTTGCCCGCGCCGTGGCGGCTGCTGGAGCAGAGCGCGCATCTCGGTCACGCCAACAGCAGGGACGACGAGCGCCGCCTGACGAGCGGCGCGGGGATTGTGGAGCTGGCGGAATTCGAGACGATGATCAGTCGCGCCGAGGCGGGGCAGTTGAAGAGTTTCATTTCGCGCCCGGTCGACAAGTTCAGGCTGCCGTACGACCGGCACATCACGACGCGCCCCCGCGGCGTCTCCTACTGCGCCACCGTCAACGACATGCAGTTTCTGAACGACCCGACGGGCGCGCGCCGGTTCTGGCCGGTCGAGACGACGCGCTGCGATTTCCGGCACGGCATCAACATCCAGCAATTCTGGGCGCAGATCGTCGCGATGTTCAACGCGGGCAAAAGCTGGAACCTCAAGCCGGACGAGGTGAAAATGCACGCCACGGTCGTCGAGGAACACCGCGTCGTATCCAACGTCGAGGGCCGCCTCGAAGAGCTGCACGCCCGCATGGCGCACATCGACCGCAAGGATTGGACCTTTGCGACGCCGAGTATCATCTGCCGCTACTACGGCCTCGACAACAACTACACGAATGCCCGCACCGCGGGCGGCTACTTGCGCTCAGTGTTTGGCAAACGCATCAGCAACAACGGCAGGAAGGGCTGGTACGTCCCGCTCAAGCAAGTCGAGCTGCTCGCGGGCTACTCTCCCTACAACCCACCCGAGGACACGAAATGAAAGTTCTTTTGCACATGAATATGCCGTCGGGCGGCAACGACGGTACGCATCAGGTGATCCTGAACGTGCCTAATGTCGCGACGCTTGAAGTCCTGTCGGCGCATATCACCCGAAGCCAAGGCATCCTGATGGGCGAGCATCTCGTGTTCGACCGCGACCGTTCCGGCGAACGCATCTGGAGAGTACGCGGGCCCCTGCTGGTCAACATGGATCACGTCGGCAAGATTGCCGTTTACTACGAGGGTGAAAATGAAACACGTTGAGCTAATGGCCGAAGCCGCCAAGCTGGTGCAGCCCCGTGGAGCCGTCTACGGCGACATCCGCGAGAACCACGAGCAGATTGCCAAGGTTGCAACGCTGCTCACCGGCATCGAACTGGATGCGCATAACATCCTGATGGTCATGCTCGCGGTGAAGTTGTCGCGCATCGCACGTTCGCCCGAACACGTCGACAGCTACCTCGACGCGCTCAACTATCTGTCCTTTGCCGGGGAACTTGCGACCGAGGGCGAAGCGTAATTGTCATACCTTGAGGAGGAAGAACATGATCGACACTAGTCTACGCATGCAGAACGCCATGGAACAGGCGCACAGGTGTTGGGCGCGCGCGGTAAATGTCAGCCCGGCATTTGTTGAAAAATACCTATCCCTATGTGAACAGCTATTGCTTTCTCGCCCGGAAGTGCCGGGTGACGAGTTCAGGGGATACTGTCAACGAAATGGGCTTGTGAGGCCCGCAGCCTTGCACCCTAATGTGTGGGTCAGCGGGCCGCGCGCCTTAACGTCGCTTGGCTGGGTTGAAAAGAAGGCGCGCGTCGAGCCGACGCAGATGCACAATCATATGCACGTCGTCACGCTGTGGCGCAGTCTGATTTTCGGTGGCCGATGACAAAAAACAGCGTTGAGCATCACGCGAGAATCTATTGGTCCCTGCGCAGACAATTCTGCGCAGGGCAATGGAACATGCTCGCGACTGTCGCGATAACGGGGCTCCTGCAAAGCCCCTACGAGCGCGTAAGGCTGATGGCGTGCGAACTTTGGTACGGGATCACGTCTTGATGATGTAGTTGAGCACGAGCGTCGGCTGCACGTTCAGGTGCGCGCCGCCGCCGCCAGTGGAGCCTATAGACGCGATAGAACCGCCATATCCGCCGCCTTGGTTTTGCCAAGAACCGCCCGTGTTTACGCCGGGGTAGGAATCGGAAAGCGCATGCGTATGCGACGGCATTTCCGCTGTGATGAGCGTGTGGGTCTGCGTCCCGCCCGTGGCTCCAAGCGTGTTCCCGTCGGGGGACATCGTGGTAGACGTAAGGCGACCCGCCGCCGAACCGCCCATGTTGTCTGCCCCGGCGGCCACCCGGCCGCGCATGTCGGGAAGATTGAACGTCGTGGTGCCGTCGCCGATGCCGTAGGTCGTGCTGATGGCGCTGAAAAGAGTTGCGTAGGTCGTGCGCGAAATTGCCTGCCCGAAGCAGAGCAGCCAGCCCGACGGCGCGCTTGCCCCGGCAAAGACCATCATGGAGGCCGCCGGCGCGGTGACCGCCGTCGTTTGCGTCGTGCTGTCGGGAAACACGAAGCCGCCAGACGTGCTGGCGATGGTGCCCGCCACGGTCAGCATGTTGCTGCCGACGGTCGTCGTGCCGATGCCAACCTGCGTGCCCGACGGCGACAGGTACAGCGTGTTGCTGCCCACATTCAGCGTATTCGGGATCGCCATTGCGTT